ATTCCAGTCGACGAGGTCCTTGTCCATTTGGACTTCTTCTGCTCTCCAGAAAGAGTCGAGTGAACGCTTGTATAGTGCGTAAATATCTTCGTACGCGATAGGAAAAAGAACGTAGCGGTCTGAGGTCGCATTCAATATTGGATCCATCTAAAATGTATCTATATATTCTGATGAGTGCAAGCTTTTATATCCTCTTTTCTTTTCTTCATCAGCTGGCATAACTACGTTTTTGTGATACTCTTCTCTACATATAGCAATAGCGTCATGTAGGCCTTTTGGGAATATGTAGTTTATCTCTGGCTTAATGTCCTCTGCAGCCATCTGTACAAAAAGGTTAGCTACGCCGTGTAAGTCCTCTATCTCCCTGTTTACTATTCCTTTCCTAATGCTCTTTTCTACTTTAAATTTATCGGGTTCTCCAGTTGATTCTACTCTGCAACTGTTGCAGAAGTCCCTCTTAAATAACATTAACTCGTTGCCTGCGAAGTGAACTGACTGATTTGATTTTAGGCTTTCTCTAACTGACTCCATATAATATACCTAAAGAAGTTTATTTTGGTTAATTCACCGAATTTATATATTTAGGAATTGTATAATGGACTCACCCACTTTCAAAAAGTACATACAAGAAAAAAGGCCTTCTTTGTCAAAGTCAAGCGTCAATACATATGGCAGTATACTACGTTCTCTTCACAGGCAGTTAAAAGGAACAGACGAAGTAGACCCTGCGTTTTATGACTCCGCTCAAGAAATCTTCGACCATTTAAAGGACATACCTCCATCAAAGAGAAAGACAGTGCTCAGCGCTCTTGTTATTGTCACAGATGGGGACGTACAGAAGAAGTACAGGGAGCTTATGATGGACGACATAGGAAGCCACAGGAAGGAAATAGAATTGCAGCAGAAAACTCCCCAACAAGAGGCTAACTGGGTGACGAGGGATGAGATAGACAAAAAATACAAGCAGTACGAAAAACAAGCATCTATCCTGCTTAAGAAGGGTGAACTAAACAGTAAGGAAATACAGCAGTACCAACAGTACATCATTTTAGCTCTTCTCAGCGGCAAGCACATCGTTCCAAGAAGAGCAAAGGATTATGTAGACATGAAAATAAGGGGACCTATAGACAAGGAAAAGGACAACTATATTGACACTAAGAACAAAAAGCTAGTATTTAACTCCTACAAAACAGCCAAGACGTACGGACAGCAGACTGTTCAGTTGCCAGTAAAACTAAAGAACATACTGAACAAGTGGGCTGCAATAAACCCTAGCGAATACTTACTCATCGACAGTAATATGCAGCCCCTTGGTGGTCCCGATCAGTCAGCGAATGGAGCTGTAAAACTCAATCAAAGATTAGGGAGAATATTCGATAAGAAGGCAGGAGTAAATATTATGAGGCACTCTTACCTGACAGATAAGTTCGGTGATACCATTCAAAGGAACAAACAGATTGAGTCAACAATGGCTCAAATGGGGTCATCACCAGCGATGCTTTCCACATATGTTAAGGATGACAGCGACTAAGTTATTAAATAAACATATACAAATACATCATCGATGGAGCTTGTCACCACTTGTATTATTTGCTGGAATGAAATGCAGTGCCTGAAGCCATGCGACTGTACTGGACGGATCTGTATGGCGTGTCTCTTAAGAATCTGCTCAGAAGACCTAGAAGAATGTATGAAATGCCCACAGTGTAGAAAGCCAATTAAAAAAGAAGACCTAGGTTTACCTTCATTCGACCCGGACTTCTCTAGGCTAATAACCACAGCACTAACTCAATCATCGATCTTTAGAATTGAAAGACCAAGGCCTTTCGTCCACGACATAGGCATAAGTGCAGAGTTTTTCCTTAATCCTTTCGCTGGGCTTACCCCATTGCCTATGCCTGAATTGCCTACAGAACAAGGAGAGGAAGATTCAACACAAGGCCGATTTGATAATTAGTTTTTAAATTTTAAAAATTTGAATTTTGAATTAAAATTTAAATAGGAAAAGGAATACTTTCTTTCTTTGTGCGTCTCTTTGGTACTCTGTCTGTTTCCTCTATGATGCGCATTGCTGAGTCAACGGCACCCATATAATTTTCCATCATAGAAGGCTCTGTCAGATCACATACGTCACCATTCTTTTCCATTTCCTTGAGCTCTCTCTTTGTGTAGATTTCTCTACCTTCGTCAAGATCTCTCTCTTCTCTCATTCTTTTTTTTTCTCTCTTCTTTACTTCGTAGAGATCGTCTCTTACTTCAGACATTTTTGCCTTCATGAGCTCTCTGTAGGCTTCTGTTCTTTTGAAGAACTCTGTCATGTCCTCTTTGTAGTCCTTCTTTAGTTCTGTGAGATCATAGCCAATTCTGTCTACGTCTTCTCTGATGACACCTAGAGAACAGTCTTTGTCAATTTTCTCTAGTGTGTTCTTGTTGTCTGTAAGAAGGCCAAAAGCAACACAGAAACTTTGATAGGTGTGCAGAGTTAACTGGTTGTGGTCTCTCTCTATGTTTTCCACCTTAGAGGCAATCTTCTCTAGCACACCAATAATTCTCTCTTGGGTTCTTCCAAGGCCATTGATTTTCTCTGTTATAGCAAGGTCTCTGCAACGGAACATATTCTCTTGTTCTTTGAGTTGAGTCATAATGTACTCGGGGTTCTCTTTTGTCAAGTAGTTTGTCATTTTTGAAAAATAATACGACGGTCGTTATATGGGTTTGATAATGAACGACTGTCGTTTCCAGCGAAGAAAAGTTTTTTGTGTTTTTCTTCTTTTTTTTTTTAGTCGAGAGACTGCAAGGGGCCGGTACGACAAGTGCAAAGTAGGCAGAGAGACGGTAGGGGGGAGTGAAAGAGATACCAGGGGGAGAAGTGAAAAAAGCAGATGTCATACCGGCCCCTTGGTTTCTCTACCAAAAAAAAAAAAACAAAAAAAACACAAAAAAATTTTCTTCGCTGATTTCGAGACCTGCTCACAATCTAAACCCATCAGACGACGCTACTTTATTTTTAGCTTTTTTTAAAACACTACATTATGCCTCGCCACGTAAAAGACACTGCTACCTGTTGTAACAAGGTAGTGTACAGAAGTGCAGATGACAATAACGAAATACCCCGTTGTCAAGAGAGCGGTTTACCCGCAGAAGACTGCAAAGACGCGTGTCTCCAAGAAGACTATGATAGCGAAACCACGTACTACACAGAAGACGAAGACACAGAAGACGAAGACGATAAAGAAACCGTGCCAGATTGTGCAGGCAACGCCGGTACAAATACCGCAAGCTCCACTCCAAGCTTTACCAGTAATAATACCGGAACAAATCAAGCCAGTACTATTACCGAAGACAGACCAGCAGAAGACTCAACCCCCGACTTGGGAGTTCACACTCAACCTCAACATACCGTCACTCCGGGACCTTTTCCCCAAATTCAGCATGACATTCCCACCTTTCCCCACAGTCCGATTCGTAACGAACCTGAACATGGGCCAGAATTCCCAGAAACCGTACAATCGGATGCGCAATCGCGGAACCAATCCTTACCCATCGGGGAATTAGACGATTTAACCCCAGCAGTTCGCAGGCTTAACTTTGGATCTCCCACAGTAGAGGAGCAGCTTCTGGGAATTACAAGAAGACTTGCAACATTGGAAGCCGAGAATAATGCCCTGAGAAAAAAGGTTCGACGCTTAGAAAGTCCCGAGTTTACCGGGGATGGCTCAGAGGAAAATCCTATTATGTTTTTAGAATAAATACTTAACTGCAGTTTATTATTACACTTAAGTATTAACAAATACCTCCCTTGACCCTATTATATACATTGCATATGAATTGCATATCAATTGCATATACATTGCATATACATTGCATTACCGTGGTGTATAGGTAGAGGGGTTCCCTCCTAGTCTTATTCCTCTTCCAACACTTCCCACTACTCTCTTCTGTAGTTTCTCTGGTCCCTTGTACGTCCGGCATTGTCCCATTTGCCTCGCTCTCTTTGCGCATTCCTCTTTTCGTGCAGCATCTTGAGCTCTCGTCCTTATACTGCCACCAAGGGATGCTTTGTCCCTACCCATCTTGTGAAGAACCCCAGAGTCCGCTGCAATGGTGTTTTGAATGTTCTCAATCATCGATCTCTTTAAATTCGGAGTTCCGAAAGTGCGGGGGTTTATGACAGATGCATGAGAGCTAGCACTTGGGACTTCATATCGATGTCCGTTGTCGTTGTCACCTCTGTATCCTATTCCAGCCTGTACTGTTCTTGGTGCTAAGGCGTGATATCTTAGTGCATATTGCCTATGTATGTCATAAGCCTGTTGCTTCTGTATCTCTGCATTGGCAAAGGATGCTTGTGGAATCATTGTCGTTCTTCCAGCCATTGTTGTGTCTCCACTAATGTGTCGACTAATCGGTTGCTGAATATATGCCATCGATGTATATACCTTATGAACATTTTTTCTTTGCTAAAACGTTCTTATAAAACCTAGCTCTTCTTTGTGTAGTTACTGTGTACTTCTTAGGATTACGGAGAATTAAGTCGGCGAACTGACACAGGCTAATGTTCTTTTTGTTCTGAGAGTTGTACCTGTCAAGTTGATCAGTGAACTTTCCCCACTTTATATCGTCAAAGTCAATGTCGTCGTCGTCATCTCCTACACCTTTTCCAGCAACATCGATGCTTTGTGCCATATCTTTTACCTTCTCTGATATTTGTCCTCCCTTTGCACGCATACTCTTTATTTTCTTGATTCCGTCTAATACTCTCTGTACGTGGTGCCTAATACCACTGCCCTCGCTTTCTTTCTCTCTTTTCCTCTCAGCAAAGTACTTAGCTTGACTCTCAGTTAGCTTCTTCTTTATTCCCAGTTCAGGATAGAACCTCATTGGCTGTGTTGGCTGTGTATCGAACTCCTCAAGGTCCCCAATTGGTTGCTCTTCTTCTTCTTTTTTTTCTTCCTTTTTTGTAGTTTTTGTCTTTTTTACTTTTGGTCCACTTTTTGCTTTGAGTGCTGCTTTCATGGCTTTGAATGGGTCTCCTGTGCGTCCGCTACCTACTGCTTGACAACTCCCTGCCCTTTCCTCTAAAGCTCCGCCTTTTATTTTGAAGTTCTTCTTCAATGCAGCAGCTAAGTCTCCTTTCTTCATAGTTGAGAATCCTCTTAATCCTGGGTGGCCTTTTTTAGATTTTGCTAAATCCCTTAATGATTGCAAGTTAAGTTCTTCAATTTTCATTATATAAAACATAAACAGAAAATATTTACCATAGTAACTTATCTGCATAATATGAATTTGATCCCACTTTGTGTCTCGTCTTTTCATGCCTTGATTTGTATGCTTCTCTTCTTTTATCTGCTTCTTGCTTACCTGTTGTCTTTACAAGAGTAGCGTAGTCTGTATAGTCTTTGTGTCCAACGGACGCAATCTTCTTTCCTCCTTTGTGCACATCGATCTTCTTGTTTTTCTCAGTGGACGGTTTCACTGTAACTCCTAGCTTCTTTGCCTGTGTCATTGTGTGTTTCTTTATCTTATACCCAGCCCCCTTCACATTTTTCATGTAGCCAGTGCCATCTACGTCGTACATCTGCTTGTACATACCCTCAGGGATTCCTTCGTCACCGTCCCACACTACTCTTCCGTCTGATGAATTGTAAGTTCTACCTATTACTCTAGCGCTAGGTGGGAGGTGGTGTATGCTAGTTATCTCGTTGGGGTCGACCTGTTCTTCTTCTTCGTCTGTCTCTTCTTCTCTTTCCCTCTTTGGCGTTTTTCTTTTGTAATCGGGAGTTGTCCATGTCCTATTCTCGTCCCTCTTCCACCAAGTTTGATTTCTGTCGTTTTCGAAGTCTTCCTGCTCGCCTTTCATTGCTTCATACGCGTTTGAGTCGTATAAGTCGTTGCTCCATGTGTGATACATTACTTTTCTATCACCTGCTTTAGTTCCTTCCTTAAAGCCTTCCGGTTTAATACCGTATACTGAATTAGAGTACTTACTTTCCTTCTCGAAGAGATCTGGGTTTCCGTCGTAGAAAGAGTTATTTGCAGAAAATAGGGATGCACTGGGGTCCTCTTCGTCAGAATCGATGTCCTTGTAGCACTCCCTTCTTAAGAGGGTCTCTACTATCGCCTTGAACAGTCTGGTTCCTGCGCCAGCGTAGTTGTTAAATGAGTCAGCACAAAAGAATTTTAAATTAAACTTGTGTTTGTTGAACTTGTGGTCTGCTCCATAGGAAGACGACTCTAGTCCTGCTTTTGCAATTACCTTTGGCACTTGCTTGTCGTAATTGCCGTAGATGTCGTGACAGTTCGTCTTTACGTTCTTGTCGACAAGGAAGAGTTGTATAGGCAAATAGTTTATTGGGTAATCACATTCCTCCTTGTCCCTTCCACCTTCCCTTACTCCGTAAATAGGCTCCCTATCAAGGCATGATAGCAGTTTACCATCTTCGAACCTACCTATCTCTAAGGACTCTATATCTACGCCACTCTCTTCCATATCTTCCATACATTTTGTTATACCGTCCTTTACGTATGTTGGTAAGTGAATGCTGTACGCATAAATGACTTTAAAGTCTACTTCCATTTTACTATACCATGTCATCAGATTTTTTAACTTGGTGTAGTACAAATGATGCTGATTTTGCTAACGTTGTGTATATGTCTTGTTGGTCTATTTGCACTAATGTATCGTCAGTATGTGTGGCCTGATGACTGGTAGGTAGTCTTGCAAGAAGGTCGTGCTTTAACTTTCCGTTCAATGGAGATGCTTCCTTTAGCTTCACGTAGTCGTTGTACTTCTTTACTAAATAATCTGACCCTTTATCAGGCCTTTCCTCTCTAGACAATCTAAGAGTCTTAAATATATCAACTCCTAAGTTGTAGAAGTCTTTTGACATCTTGTTCTCTAGATCCATGGAGGCGTGGATATTCAAGTACAACTCAATGGCACTAAGAATAGATATCAAACAACCTAGAACAAGTATCCCTGTCTCTGCCTGCTTCTCAGTTGAGCCAAATGGCCGAGAAGCTAAAGAGCTTGATAGTATCCCCATTGATATAGTAGGTATGCGGAACCATTTATGCCACGTCGACAAGTCGTGGTACTTTCGTCTGTGTGCCTCTGCTAAACTAATGGAATTCTGTCGTATGCGCTCAAGTAGATCCTCTGTCTCGTCTGTCCAAGCCTGCTCCATTTGTAATTATATATGTACAGTTACAAATTATTCCGACACATCTAAGAAATCGTTTCCATTGAACGTTCCACTTGGTTTAATACTGAGGTCACCTGGTATAATAGTTAGGGGAGGGCAGTTCTGTGACATGGACAAAATTTCAACGTTTAAAACTGCTCTTATTCCATACTGACTACTATTACCTGCAGAGAAAGGAGACTGAGACACGAATTGCCATTGTCGTTGGCCACTAGGACCAAAAGAGTTGAACATTGAACTGTAATTGTTCTGTATTTCTCCTTCGTTACTAACCAAACCTGTAGTGGTGTACAGACCCCGGGATTTCTCTGATACGCTCGCGCCTTCCTGTCCTGTCGTACCTGAGTAACCGCCTCCGTTCTGGAGGTATTTGCAAGTGCTCGTAGCGTTGTCGTATCCACACCAGCTTAAAGAACCCCACCTCATCGGGAAAACGTAAACTATAGCAGACGCACATCCGAAGTTGTTGTATCCCGTGTACGATGGGGTTGATATTGCCCTCCCGTTCCAAGAATTCGTAGCTGTTACGCGCATAACAAAGTAGGAGTCCTCATCGTTCGTGACTGCATTAGTATTATTAGGGTTAGTAAATGGCCAGCGTATCGCAGGTCCGTAAAGGGTAAGGGGCGCTGGCGTTCCGCCTTGAAAGTTTTCGGCAGTCCAACTAAAAGAATAGGGAGCAAAAGGAATGGTAGTGGGAACGTGAGATTGTACAAATGCCGTTGTAGCAATTTTCGTACTGTTATCCGTTGTTGCCTGTGTAGGTGCGGTAGGCGAACCAGTCAATGCAGGAGAAGCCAAAGGTGCGTATGTAGAAGCTGCATTAGCTATGGTTAAGTATGTACTTGCTGCGTTCGCTATTGTTTCGTACGTCGCAGCTGCATTCGCTATGGTCAAGTATGTGCTAGCAGCGTTTGCTATAGTCTCGTAAGTTGAAGCAGCCGATGCAATAGTAAGGTAACTTGATAGTTGATTTGTTAAGTACTGCAAATTGACAGCTCCTCCTGCCGTTGTTGGGTCAGCCATGTCGAATATTTGGTTTCCACCTGCGTCAAGATCGGCCGATAGAGGGTTTGTGAGACTATTCGACTGGAAATATCCTAGTGTTACTGCGTCGGTAGATGATGATGGGGTGGCCAGGTTTGTCACAGTGTAGCCTCCTGCATTAAGGTTTCCAACTAGTGGGTTTGTTACGACTGATCCACTTCCTCCCGTTGCAGAGTTTAAGTAAGTACCATCACCAAGGATAATTCCATTCGGAAAAGTCTCAGTGCCTTGGGCAACACTAAAGTTCAATTTATCTGATCCTGCATCTCCTGGATAATTAACCGGATTAAACACATTTAGGGCTTCGTACGGTTTAGGCTGTTGCGACATCTTATACATTATGAAGAGAATTTTCTTGATGTCGATTGCTGCGTAACATTACTTCTTCTCACCAGCCCAGAAGAACTGGATGGTTGTTGTTGCATATTTGACTGTCTTATAACGTAAGCGTTTGTATTAAATCCAGAAACATTAGAGTACAGTGGCCTTGTAGCTGGTAAAGAGTAAAGTCTTTGTTCTCCTGGGGGAGTGTTCTTGAAAACCATTGTGTATAATTTATCAAGATAAAATATTTAGTCTAAATATAGCAATGGACGACGAACTATACAATCGACTTATGAAAGAAATAGAGCTGGAAGAGACTGGTAAAAAGACCAAGGAAAAGCCGAAGAAGAAGGAAAGTGCATCTAAGGCAGTAGTGAGGAACATGTACGAAAAGATACCAAAGAAGATGCTAGACGAAGCTGTGAATCCTCACTTCAACTCTCATAAGCTAAAGATACCATTCAGAATGTGCGTGGTTGCCCCGTCTGGCTCAGGCAAAACTAATTTTATCATTAATTTACTATCGATGTTTAGCGCAGCACCAGGTACTTTCCACACTATCTGCGTCGTTACTCGAAACAAAAACGAACCACTATACAACTGGCTGCAGTCGCTTCATGACGACATTAAAATAGTAGAGGGATTAGAAAATACACCCGTCTTAGACAAGATGGACAAGGACCTTAACCACATAGTTTGCTTTGACGATTTAGTACTAGCGAAGAACCAAGAAAGAATTTGCAATTACTATATCCGTTGCCGTAAACTTAATTGCTCAGTTGCTTACCTGAGTCAGAGCTACTTCGGTATCCCTAAAATAGTAAGACAGAATTGTAGCTACTTAGTTCTACTAAAATTAGGAGGCAGTAACAGAGAAGTAAACATGATTCTAAGCGAAGCAGGGTTGGGTGTAACTAAGGACGGTTTACTTAAACTTTACGACGAAGCAATTACAAACGCTCCTAAGTTCTCTATTCTACTAGTTGACTTTGAAGCGGGACCAGAAGAAAGATTTAGGAAGGGATTTACAGAGCTTCTGACTCCACCGTCTGATTAGGAATGCCGGAACGAATTAGCTTAGGAGATGACTTCTTGATAGCAACAAAAAGTTCCAAGTTCGTCATGTTTTTTACAGCTGTGTCTCCTACACTGTAATCTACCTTGTTCTGGTCGCACCACAACTGCACTAGCTTTTCTCTTTCAGTGAAAGCATTATGAGGGCACTTTCCCTGTACTGTAACGTCGCTCATTTTCCTCAGTATAGCACTGTCAGCTTCGTCCCACGTTTCGTTCTTTTCTTTCAGTACGTACTTGAACTTCCAACTTTTGTCCTCTGGCTTATATGCCAAGTAGACTCTGTTGTGCCTCTCCATAACAAAAGACTCATCGTCGCTTGCACCTGAGTCCCTCTTTCTCTTCTTCCTTTTTCTTTTCTCGCTATATTCTTCGTTTTCTATTGCGCTTGTCACAGAGCAGCCAATAGAGCTGTCCTCTGTCAATTCATCTTCGTCTCTCGGTGTTTTCTTGCCCCACTCCTCCATGAGATTTGCGCAATTTGGAGAAGGTAGTTCGTCGTGCTTCTTTAGGTACCAATGAGCCATATTTATGTGGTGCTTCATCATAGAAATATTATCAACTTCATCATGGTCTGTTTGCGTTTCTGCGTCGCAGCACGAACGCCTCTGAAGGGCCTGTTGTAAAACGAGAATAGCAGACTGTACGTGCTCCATGGTTTTGATTGTGAACGACTGTCGTTTTCTCCGGAACGACGGTCGTTCTTTTTTTTTTGTGAGAGAGAGACATGGGGGTACCGGTATGACATCTGCAAATTTTCACTTCTCCCCCTTTCTCTCTCTTTCTTTTTCGTACCATAAAAGTTATGTTACGAAATTTTTCTGAAAAAGAGACTCTTTCATTATCGTACCCATGGCGCAATGTTGGTGGCACTATGTCTTCTATTCGGGCTCGTACTTGGGCTTATGGCTTGTTTCTACTTCCTTATGCTCTTGGAAAGGAACAGGATGCCAAGAGCAAGAAGGGTTCGGTGCGACAAGGGAATTAGAAGAGGTCCAAATATTCGTTCAAGAATCTGGCCGGAATTACCAGAATGAGTACCCATTTTACGAGCAGGCAGGGTTAACCTTTTAGTGTCCTAGGGCAGCTAGTTCTAGAAGAATATCGTGCGCTTGACTTTTCTTTACTTTCTTTGACTTAACCATCTTAATAAGTTGGTTTTTGAAATCTTTTACAATTTTTGGGTTGTCGTTTCCTGCTCCTATCTGTCCCCTTAGTACTTCAAACTCGTGCATTTCCTTTTGCTCTTCTGTTTTCTTTTTTGTAGGCATATCGCTAAGGTCCTCTAAACCAGTAGCTATACCAACACCTGCCAAGTACTCTTTCTCTTCGTCGTTGAGGAGAAGTACGTCCTTCGGCTTTGGTCTCTTTCCTACTACTATGGACTTCAAAACATTTGCTACATTTCCTCCAATAGCTTGACGAGGTACTTTCCTCTGTTTGTTTCCTCCATTAGTGAAAAGGGATAAGTGACTGTTCTTTAAATCATTTAGGTCTAAGCTGTACTTTCCGAAGGGTGCAAGAGGCTTCTTTGGTGCCGACTTCTTCTTTGGTGCTGTCATTCCCGAGCCTCTTATTGACCTTTGATACTTCATTTCGACGGAAGGCTGTACGCTGTTTCTCCCTATTAGCCTACCTCCTTTTACACCAAATCCAAGCAAGTCTAAGTTATACCCGTCCTGGAAAGGATCGTGATCAGCTGTCGGATCCTGGTAGTCACTTTGGTGGGCATCCTTTGTCTCCCTTGCTGGGTCGGTGGCTACCTTAGTAGGATCTACTTGTTGGTTCTGCGTAGGAAGAGTATCCTCCTGTGGTTCGTCGCCAGCGTCAGCAATAAGGGGGTTTTTATAGGACGGAACATGACCTTTCGCTTCTCTTAGTACGTCGCTTACAACTTGCCTAAAGAACTCAGGAGTAACTTTCTTTCCATTCCTTGACATTGACTTCAACATGCTGTTGATAGCATCTGAAGCTGTATAAATAAACTGCTGCTCAGGAAGGCTCAATGGCTGTACAGCTGCTGTGGAGTTCTGAACAGTTTCTCTGTACTTTACTGCGTTTACAGCCTTAAGAGTAGTGAGAGGAATTCCGTTGGTTAGCGTAGCGGACTCATTTATAGCGTCTGCTGCGGACTCTCCCGTTGCTAAGTATGTCTCTACAGCGTTAAGGTTGTAAGCTTCGTTTGCTATTTCTTTTCCTAAGTTTTGAAGGTACCTGTCTCTGTACTGTCCTCTTGTGAGGTGAGGTGTGAGTGCTTCTGACATTATTATATAGGTCCTTAAGATAATAAAGTTTGGATAACAGCACTTATTAGTGTACTTTTCTCCCTTCGTTTTCCCTTAAATCACCCTTACTTATTATATACAGTAATATAGGATAATATATAGCTATATACTCTATTATAGTAACAGTGAAAAATAGATAAGAAAATATAAATATTAATGTATATAGAGTAAATACTATGTTGGATGTCCTAATTTAGGGGGTCCAACATGGTAGTCTCTCTATAGAGAACCAAGGTAACCTCTTATTTCCCCCACTTTTCACTCGCTCGAAGCCCTTACTGTCTCTTACCGGAGCGACCCCATCTCCCTTACTGAAATAGAGCTGTGTTTCGATTCCACCGGCCTCGCTCCTTTCCTCACCTCGCCATAATCGTACCCAATTGTTAAACAGAAGTTTAGAAAATATACAGTAAAAGAATAAGATGGACGGACTAACTTTACTACCTATTGATAAGTCAACTTTCCTTACTAGGAGCGCTGTTGTCGAGCATGTAGAGCCGAGAAAGATTGATGCTCTCCTGGCCAGTGATAACCTCCTCTTAGAATGGAGCAACAGAGATTGCTGGTTTGTAGACACTCTGAAGAGAGCGTTTCAAAACGAAAAGAAACAAGTGTCTCTGTACTCTGGTGCGTACCAGACAAAGTGCGACGGAGTAGTCGTAGCGTACATTCCTACCAAGCATGGGTATGGTAGAACTGTGATAAAAGGAAGTCTTGGATTCAGCTGCTTGAGAAGGCCAGTTAGGCATACAGTAGCTGACCTCCACTACGACTTCGACATTGTCAACTGCCAGCCTTCTCTTCTCTTGCACATTCTGGAGAAGTGCGACGCTACAGTACCAGGACCACTCAGAGCGTACGTAAATGGCAGAGCTGGAATAATCAGCATGCATATGGAGGCTTGGGGCATCAAACAAGAAGACAAGTGGCTAGTCAAGCAGCTCTTTATTCGCCTGTTCTTCATGGGCTCGTATGATCAGTACAGAAAGGACATGAAGGAATACGGGTATAATCTTCCCATGCTTCCAACGTCTTTCGTTTCCAGTCTCCAGGCAGGTCTCTTCGATGTAGCGAAAGTACTGAAGTCTTACAATCCAACTCTCTTTAAAGTCGCTCAAAACAAAAGAAAAGAAAACAATGACAATAGCGATAACCATGCTCTGAAGACATTTATGGCTCTGTATTTACAGAGTATTGAAAGAACAACTGTTGAGTTTGTAATGGAGAGCATCTTCAATACTACGGACCTTATGAAAAGAAAGGAGTACCCAGGCTACGTTTACACTAGCTATGAGTACGATGGATTCAAGCTGTTGAAGGATAACGTCGACAAATACCCCGGAGGTAAAGAAGAAGTTTGTAGGCTACTTGACCTTCTTACGTTAGAGGTCGGGTTTCCACTGAAGTGGAGTGTAAAAGAAATGGACGAGGGATACGACCTCTCTGAAGTAGACCTACCTGACGCAAGTATGAAAGACTTAATAAGTGAAATGAGAATGTGCTGCGTATCGCACAGAATGTTTGCAGAGGTAGTGAAAGCGAGATACTCTGACAGCAAGTACTTATTCGAAGTAAGAGATAAACAATGGTACACCTACGACACTAACAGAGACGCATGGGAATCGTCTGACTTCTTTCTTCTTAGGGATATGTCTAAGATTGTTGATTCTCTGTATAACTACCCAGCATTCATGAAGGACGAAAAGTACAAGAAGCAGTTCGAAGACTTTCTAGGAAAAAGCGGTAGCAGCGGTTGGATGTCAGGAGTACAGAAAATGTCACAAACAGTAATGTACTGCAACGAGGTCGACTTCGACGAGGATACAGACCTGCTCAACTTCAACAACGGAGTGTATGACATAAGGACATCTACTTTCAGAAAAAGAACAATGAAAGACTTTGTTACACTTTCCACTGGGTACGACTACTCTGAGATGAATGGAGACGATGCAAAGTTTAAAGAGGACGTTCTGGTAGTCTTAAGGCAAATTCACCCTGTTGAGGAAGACTTGAAGCTGAACCTAATGATAATGGCATCAGGGCTTAGTGGCAGGTGCTTGGAGAAGTTTTTCGTTTTCAACGGTACAGGAAGGAATGGAAAGTCCCTTTTGAACTCTGCTATGAAGATTATCCTCGGTGACTACTACGCTACAGCAAACACAGCCATACTTACAGAAGATATGAGAAAGAAATGCTCTGCTGATGCAAACTCTGCTCTGTCATCTTTGAGCAAAGTAAGATTGGCTGTATTCAGAGAACCTCCTAAGAACTTGCCTATACAGAATTCTGTTGTGAAAGACTTGAGTGGTGGAGGAGATATAGTGGCGAGGGAGCTCTTCAAAAAGCAGAAACCTCTGAGGATAGACTTTACTATGGTCCTGGAGACAAACAGTAAGCCTCCATTTGCGGAGCAGACAGGAGATGCAGAGGCAGAAAGAGTTGTCGACTATCACTTTCAGTCTCACTTTACTGCAGATGCAAAGAAGCTGGCAAAAGCGAAGGAAGAAAACAAGCACGTTTACCCACTCAGGACAGAGTTGAAGGAAAAGAAGTGGTGGGTAGAGAGGAGAACAGCTTTCCTGCACATACTCCTGTCTGCACTGAAGGAACTGAAGGACGCTGACTACAACATTGCACTGTTTGTACCTGAGCACGTAAAGCAGAGATCAAAGAACTACTGCGAGTCTAGTGTTCTTGTTGTTTCTCTGTTCCACGAACTCTTTTCTATACCAGAGGAAGAAGCAGAATCGCCGTACGATGGATGGGACAAAGACACTACTATATCGAATGCCGTACAGTATATCAGATCATCTGAGAACTTTACTTCTCTACCAGGAAGTGTAAGATACTCCCGAGACGCTCAGCCGATGGCAATGAGACAGAAGCTAGAGATGCACGTAGAGGAACGCCTTGAGGCACTGTACGAAAGTCATAAGCAGAAGTTTATTAAAAGCTTTAGAAAGAAGTTCGAAAACGCTGTAGACTCAGCCAGTGAATATGACCTTGTTTCAAACGAGGAGAGTGATGATACTGACGTTCTTTAAATATTAAAAAAATATCTTAGAGAACTATATACAATGAGAAATTTCATTAGTCCTTACAATCCTTCTCAAACTGCTCCGTCTATTAACAGGCTTCACACCATAATAGACATAGACAAAGGAAGAATACCAGACAACCCGAGACTGCAAGGTGGAAGAACACCAGAGGACACCTACGCTACAAACCCCTTTTACTTCGGTGCATCAAATGTAAGAAGATACAGGAGCGTAAAGGGAGGAAGACTATCGCACTTAAAGAAAGCAATGAGACTAGGAGCACAGCCATCAGCGAAAGGAAGAGGGTCGTGTCCTAGGACCTGCGGATGTAACGGTGGTGGTATTTTTGCGTAAATATTTTCTTTAATCTAGATATAGGATGCACACAATTACTTTGACAAGAAATAATGTTACGGGGACGGACAACAACAGGTTTGTTTACAATATCCCCGGTTCTAAGTCTTTAGAAGGTGCTGAGATTGCTTTAGTAGATTTGTACATGTACTACAGTTGGCAAAACATCAACGCCAATCCTCTCGCTAACAACACCCTTAGCATAATATGGCCAGCTATGACAGAAATAGCAGGCATAGCGACGACTCCTCAAACAAAAATAGACGTAATAATTCCGGACGGATTGTACGAAGTATCAGATATTAACAGCTACTTACAGCAGTTCTGCATCGACAACAACTACTACTTAATAAACTCGACAACGTCTGAATATGTATATTTTATACAACTTCAGATAAACCCTACTAGGTATGCAGTACAGGCAAATTCATTTACTATTCCAGACGGTATTATTCCTGCTGGATACTCTCAGCCTCCTGGAGGATTTGCGAATAGTGTCTATACGCCAATAGGTGCCGCAGGTGGTGTCTCTGTACTAGGCACATTTTCTGCTCCAGGGTGGTACTTTCCAGCAAACTTTAGCGCATGGGCAGGATTTGAGAGCAACACTTTTCTTCCAGGTCCTGGTCAGTCTGTATTCACTACAACGGAAGCATTCCCTTTAGGCAACGCCTCAACTTTATCAACTATTGCTCCAAACGTACAACCGAATAATGTTATTTTCTTGAATTGCAACCTTATTTCGAATGCTTACACAAACCCACAGACGTTTCTGTACCCCGTACCAGCGAAAGTTGGTATTGGTGAGTTGATAACTATAGATGCTCCGGAATACGCTTGGAACAAGCTCATGCCAGGCCAGGCAGCTCAGCTCATTCTTACTTTTACTGATGTAGCTGGACAACCAGTTCTACTGCAGGATCCAAATACAGTCATTACATTAATTATACGAGACAATGAGGACAAGCATCCTAACATAGGCAACACCACTACGAGAGGCCAACCGTCCAGTATGGAGATGCAGAGATACTCACATAATCCTATGAACAACCAATCTGACACAAACCACCACAACTTGCATAGAAAGATTGGCAAGTAAAGTATTTAGAGAAATCTCAAGAAAAAGAATAAATGGACAGATTAAACGAAAGCAAACTAACGCAGTACATATCAGATGTAACAAGTGAACAAAAAAAGCTCTTTGATGAGCTCAGAGACGCAAAGACGACAGACGAAGAGAAGCCTATAAAGGCAAAACTGAACGAAGTCAATGCAATGGTACAGAAATTCTATAACTTTAGGACAATATTAAGAAAAGAGAAAGAAAAGGAAGTTTAAAATATTGTTGCATATTATAATGCCACAATATTTCTATAGACCATTAGCAGTTGGATCGGCAACACTTATACACAACGACAGCAAGCTTAAATCTGGTAACGCACAGGTGCACACTGGCGGAGGATTTGCAGTCCCAGAAAAAGTAGCAGAAAAGGTGGGAGACGCTTTAGGCCTAAGTGGAAGACTGCAGGACAAAATAGGTAAGCTGAAGTTAGACGATAAAGCAGGAAAGAAGAAAAAGCTCAAGGAGAACAAACCAATAGTCTTTTCCATTTAGTCGTTCACAGGATTTTATTTTCTGTTTACTGGATATACTAAGATGAGCGGAGATTCCATGATTTTTGACATGTCGCAAATGACCGAAGGCAGCCCCTCTGTTTTCGTAAAGAGGGACTGGCTGAACATCCAGGACCAACAGAACGGTAACTATGGGGGTAATCAATTGGTTATTGATACTTCTCAACTCGCAAACAGTAACAAATACATGGCCTACCGTGAGGCGTATTTGTCAATTCCTCTTGTTTTAGCAGCATCATGTCCTATTACAACAGTAACGGGTATAGCGACCATCACATTAGCTGTTGGCAGTGCAGTAACCGGGTCAGATATCATTGAGTTGCCTAATGCACTTGCCCAATGCTACCTTGGATGCCTTATTGGTGACAAATCAGGTTCAACTGGCACGGCAATTTTTGGTACGACCGTAACGCGAAAAATCCTTTCAATTTCACTTGACGGGAAAACAATCCGCATTGACGGAGTAGCCGAAGCTGACTCTGACGGTACCACTGAATTATCAATTGCTGCTGATCAAGATGCCGGTTCCACCTTCATGAAGGACCTTCAAGGTTCATCTGTTGACGGTACTCCAGGCGGTGTTGCTCAAACTTTTACGCTAGGCCTAAAATCGTGGTTCGGTAACTTAATTCACTCAATGACTCTCGACTACGCAGGTACAACTGTTATCCAACAAACTCCTTGGCAGTCAATGTGGACTACTTTCGGCCTCATGACTACTTTAGGACTTTCTGACTTAGAGTTAAATGCCTCAACCATTGGGTTTTACCCTGACGTAGCAAACTCATGGTCATTCCAAGGTGCTGCTAGTGCTTCTGGTGAAGGAACATGTAACAACGTTAATGCAGGTATGCTCTTTTCTCAGGCTGACCCATCGACTGGTGCAAAGTCAGGAAACAGCGGAATGATCCAGAGACAAACAAAGACGTGGATTCACCCTGCAACCATTGCGGGAGGACAGGCTTCTTCTGGACAGGCTAAGCAGTACAAAGACCTTCTTTCTATCAATTCTATGGACCAACTGTACAGATCGCGTGTGCACTCAACATACCGATCTGCTACAGATGCATCTATTGTGTACCAAATTCAAGCACAAATTATGCTCAAGCACCTTCATCCTTTCTTTAGTCAAGTTCCACTTCTTAAGGGTGTCTTCTTCCGTTTGACTCTTAATCTTAACCAGCCTGAATTTGTTCTCTCAAGAAGTACAGCTAACGCTGTCAGTATTTCTACTATTATCAGTCCTCTTGGCGGTATTGTGCCAGTAATCGTCGGAAGCAGTGTAGACAACAGTTCTTCTTCTCTTCTCACCATCCCAACTAATCAAACGTCGTTCCAGGACAAGGTTGCTTTACTACCAGCAGGAAAGTATGGATTTAATCAACAACCAACCACAGCTCAAACCATGCGTGTAACACTGAACGTAGGTAACTCTATTATCAGCCAGACTCAGCAGAACGCAATTGGTGCCGTCACAACAAACCTTAACAGGTCATGCTTTCTTTACGTTCCCTCCTTTACGTTCAACCCCAGTTTCGAAGAAGCGTACTTGTCTAGACCTACTAAAAATATTGTGTACACTGACATCTACCAATTCACCACAACGGAAGTAGGACCATCAGGACAGTTCAACTTCCTTCTTACTAACGGTATCAGTAACGTCAAATCTGTACTAATCTTGCCATTCTTTAAGCAAATTAAAACAGACAACGAGTTAGGTGCTGTAGGTAGCGTAACTTACCCTGTTTACCAGTCACCTTTTGACCCTGCTGGAACTGGTCCAGTTAGTCCAATGGTTTCATTGAGAAACTTCAACGTTGTTGTTGCCGGTCAGAACATGATCTACAACACACAACAGTATAACTTCGAGCAGTTCTTGAACCAGTTGGTTGGAGTAAACTCAGTAAACGCAAATCTTACAGACGGTCTTACCAGTGGTTTAATCGACTTTATGGCTTGGCAACAATCTTACGGATACTACTATGTCAACTGCGCGAGGATGCTCCCGATTGACGAGGCAGTCCCCAAGTCCATCAGTATCCAAGGTACTAACTCCTCCGCCGGAACCATCCAATTTTTGACCTTCATAGAATATGGGGTCCAAGTATCCGTTGACGTACTAACAGGCGCAAGAGTGTAAATTTCCCCTAGTTACTTAATATTTTAAAAATTACTAATAAAATTTACTAATTTTCATTTCAGGAGCGTTAAGGACTGCAGGTATACGAACACATACTCTACAGTAAGACTCGGCGGTTATTCCTCCTAGGCAGCTGCTACAGTAAGCAAGTGGACATGTTGGACAGTATGACATACCCTCACACGCCATTAGACCGCACTGTTGGCAAGTGTGCCATGGGCAAATACACTCATCTACGAAGTAGTCAGATGACAAGCTATCGCTTTGTACGAAAGACCTGACTTTCTCTATTGATGCTATAGTGTTGTTCTCCATAAACTTGTAATATTCTTCCTTTATCAGAGGGAACTTTTTACAGCAGTGAAAAAAGTCCCAACACTTTCTGTGGTAAACTTTAGGGCACCCAGAAACACCGCATACTTTTGGTATATCCCCCTCTTCAATATCGAATTCCTCTTTGCATACGAAGCACCTGTCCTCTAGGGAGGGACTTCTACCACCGTCGTCACGAGAGAATCTATTCCAGTAATCGTACCAAACGCTCCTACTGTACTTTTCTTCGTTCTCTACTCCGTTGCCGAATTGTGTGTCAAGGAAAATAGCTGCTCTCTCTCTCTGGTCTTTTGAGAATGGAGGAGTGTAGTTTTTAACAGGAACGTAAGTCTTTCTTCTTTCCCTTTTCTTCTTTTGAACTATAGGCTCAGGTTGGTACCTCGGAGGAGGTTTCCTCGTTCTTGCTGCTAAGTCCATGAGTCTTGTTTCCGACGTATACGGATCCATGGGGTTCGATAGTGATCGACTGCAGTTTCCAGCGAGAAAACGACTGTCGTTTTTTTCTACAAAGAGACGACTAGGGGACATCCGGTACGACATGTGATTTATTTTCACTTCTACCCCTTGCTGTCTCTTTTTCTATAATATTTTTTTCTTCGCTGAAAATCTGAGTCTCACACAATCGAACCCACCAAATGGCAGATTTTTTTTACAACGAAAGATTCAACAAAATGGCAGACTACTACTTGAACGAAATCAGGCAAAAGAACGACGCTGTAAAGGGAGGATTCAAACAAATGGTGAAAGATCAGGCAACTCAGGAAATCGCTGATAATTTCCACCTGACATACCAAGAAGCAGAAGACGCTTTAGTTGTCATACACTCTAAGCAGTCAAAACTAGCAAATCTTCGCTTTCCTATTACGACAGCAGGTCTAAGGAAGTTGGCATACACAAGGACAGGAGCATTGGACTGCGTTGGCGAGAGAGTCATTCAGTGTGTCGATCCTCCCTTTTACTTCGTTGATTGGGTGTTTCAAAAGATGAACCTCCATTCTCCTTTTGTTGAGTTCGGCGTGATAAGAGAGAACCATAAGTGGAGAAGGTGCGAGTCGACAGGTATGTGGTTCTTCGACAAGAAACCACCTCTGACGTGCGACATAGAACTATGCACATCATGCCAGCCCTTCTTTCCTGTGTACGAAACAATAAAAGAAGTTGAATTGAAGTTCTTTTATTGGGACAAGAAAGTAAAAAGTTACGACTGCTACACTAGGTACTATGCAAAGTTCTACGAAATCGCAAAAAAGAAGGCAATAGTACTTGACTTCGACAGTCCAGAACTGAAGTACATGTACTCTATGAGGGTTTTTCGCCTAATGGTCGCGAAGAGATACGCTACTGGTGATTTGCACTTCCGCTATTGTATTGCAGAAAGTTACGTAAAGGATTATCTCGATGCACACCATAGGATGCTTGATCAGCTCGCCGACTTGCCGATAAACCAGTCAACACAGATTGTGAATACTTGCTTGAATGATACAATAGTGATGGCGACGGAGGAGGAAGTGGCGAGGTGGATCAAGGATTACTTAAACAACCACCGTTATCTGCCTGATCTTGAAGGTTCTCTTGACTTCTCAGGTATTGCTTTCGATGCTCTGCCAATTAGGATCAAACTGTTGAAGGACACTTGCAGTTTGTCTGCTCCATGGCTGCTGAGAAATCACGTTGAGGCGCACGGTGACAATCCTGACAGTCTACGATTCTGTAGTTCCGTCGAAGTACACAGAGATATTCCCGTAGGTAGCCGCGTTTCAAGAATCAGGCTATTGGAGTACTTTCAAGATACAGTAAAGAAGAACTCTCTTGCTCTGGAGGAGCACAAAGGAGAGCACATCTACGTCTTTACTAAAGTGGACTGGTATTTGCCGATACCAGCTTTTGTAAAGATAGAGTCTGCTGCACAACTAGAGGAAGTATGGGAAGACGGAGAAGAAGAAGATGGTTGCTACATCAGACTACTGCACGACTTCAGCAAAAAGAGCCTTATAAATGGAGAGGAAGTAATCCATCACAAGAAAGGAGATGAAATCTACGTCAACTTGGAGCAAATGGACAACCACGATGACTATCCTTGGGAGATCTTCAATAGCGACAGAGAAATAGACGTTTACCTCTTCAGGGTAGAAGTTGGAGAGATGCTTCGCGCATCCAGAAACCAAAAGTCTGACACAGTTCCAGAGGGCATGATCAGAGTGGAAATATGGAAGGAATTTGGAGCTTGGCACGGGCAGTACATGGATTTGCCTATTGCGAAGGAAATATTTGAAACTCCATGGGAGGAACTCGTTCATACTTCTCCTTGTGACTATAAGTGGTAGATTTATTTGTGTTCATTTTCTTCTCCTGTTTCTATTTCTTCATTGTCTATTGTACCTATTAATTCCTTTGGTAAAGGGACTTCCTTTGGATTGTCTTTACTTAAGAAAAAGTGTTTTAAAATCCATTCGTTTTTGTGATAGTCTAGTGAGTGATTTAAGTCTTCGAAAGGAGAAAGGAATTCCTCTGTATCATTCTTAAGAGAAGAAGTGGCAAATCTCTTGTCGTTTATAAAGTGTGCCCATGCTAACTGGTACCACCCACACGCTTCATTTACTAAGCTCTGTACGTCTTTAGTTGGATGCCAAGGTGTCAGACCAAAATTCTCCTTGATGAGCTTCGATATAATTTTTGGAGGTCCTTTACCATAGCTGTCAAAGTACACGCAGCCTTTGTGTCCGTTGTTAGTGGTTCTGCATTGGAATCCTACCCAGTGGGAGCCTTGGTTTCTT